CGCGCTGCTGATGGCGCAGCGTCTTTGCGGCAGCGTGCCTTTGAACTTTCTGACCCAAGCGCAGGCGTGGTCAAGGCGCTGCAAGATGTCGCCGATGAGGCGCAGCAGGTGGGTAAGCAAATGGAGAGTGCCACCCGCAAGGCCTTTAACGGCATGACCGATGCGCTGACTGACTTTGTGATGACCGGAAAGCTCAACTTTAGAAGTCTGGCGCTCTCGATCATTCAAGACCTGATTCGTATTCAGATCCAAAGCGCAATTACAGGTCCGTTGGCCAAGGCGATTGGCTCCATGTTTCCCTTTGCTGCGGGTGGGGTGATGACCTCTTCGGGCCCTATGCCACTTCGGGCCTATGCCAGCGGGGGAATTGCTAAGTCTCCCCAACTCGCTCTCTTTGGCGAGGGATCACGGCCAGAGGCCTTTGTACCACTGCCCGACGGACGAAGCATCCCTGTCACGATGACAGGCGCTTCGAGTGGACAAACCAGCGTTGTCGTCAATGTCAATGTCGAGTCCGGGCAATCCTCGGTCATTGGTGAACAGGAAGGCTCAAGCCTGGGCCGATTGATCGCCTCGGCAGTGCAATCAGAGCTCATCAAGCAAAAACGCAATGGCGGCTTACTGGCGGGTGCGTAAGCGATGGCGACTTTTAACTTTATTCCCACGGTTGGCGCCGCAGTGGATTACAAGCCAAACGTGCGTTCGGTGCGATTTGGTGACGGCTATGAACAGCGCCTGTCCTTCGGGATCAATACGCGTCCTGAGATCTGGATCCTTGAGTTTCGTGGGTGCACGTCCGCCAAAGCTCAGCAGATTGATGGTTTTCTCAAGGAGAGAAACGCAAGCCAATCGTTTGACTGGACTTCACCGGCCGGAACATCCGGGAAGTTCATTTGCCGCAGCTGGTCCAGAAGCTTTGATGAGCCTGACGTCGAGACGATTCGCGCGCAGTTTGAGCAGGTCTTTGATCAGGGTTCGTGATGACAAGCGCTCTTTCATCTGAAATTCAGTCGCTCTCGCCAAGTGCGGTAATTGAGCTCTTTGTGCTGGATGCAAGCGCAATTGGCGGCGATGTCTTTCGATTCCATGCCGGGACCAACGCACTTCGCGGCAAACTGATCTGGCAAGCGAAGGAGTATTTGCCGTTTCCTGTCCAGGTGAGCGGCTTTGAGTTTTCCGGCACCGGACAGCTACCAAGGCCAAAGATCGTTGTGGCAAATCTTACGGGCGTGATGACAACCTTACTTCTTGAGCTCGACGATCTTTTGGGGGCCAAGTTCACCCGAAAACGCACGCTTGCAAAGTTCCTAGATGGCGCCAACTTCCCGTCCGGTTCGAATCCAACTGCCGACCCGACCGCCGAGTTTGCAGACGACATCTTTTTCGTCGATCGAAAGATCAGCGAAAACCGAGACATTGTTGAGTTTGAGCTTGCCTCGTCGTTTGACCTGCAAGGGGTAAAGCTTCCGCGGCGCCAGATTATTCAGAACATCTGTCCGTGGAAGTACCGTGGCGCGGAGTGTGGATACACCGGCTCAAGCTTTTTTGATGCGAACGACATTCCTGTGGGGTCTACTGCTCAGGATGCGTGTGGCAAGCGTCTGTCATCTTGCAAGGCGCGTTTTGGTCAAAACGCTGAGTTGCCTTTTGGTGGATTTCCAGCAGCAGGTCTTATTCGATGATGAACGCGAGTATTCGTGAATCAGCTCTCGTACATGCCAAGGCGCAGTACCCAAGGGAGTCGTGCGGCCTAATTGTCGTTCGCAAAGGCAAAGCATCTTATTTTGAGTGTGGCAACTTAGCCGTTGGCACCGACCAGTTTGCGATTGATCCGAAAGACTATGCACGCGCAGATCGACGTGGCGTGATCGTTGGCGTGGTGCACAGTCATCCCAACGGCACGCCTGAGCCCAGCCAGGCGGATCTGGTGGGTTGTGAGGCAAGCCAACTTCCCTGGCACATCGTGGGTTACCCGTCTGGGCAGTGGGCCAGCATCACTCCAAGTGGTTATCGAGCCCCTTTGGTTGGCAGGCAGTGGTCTCACGGCGTCTTGGATTGCTACTCGATCATTCGTGACTGGTACAAGGAAACCCGCTCAATTGAGCTTTTGGATTTCACACGGCGAGACGAGTGGTGGCTTCACGGCGAGGACCTTTACCAAGCCAACTACGAAAAAGCGGGATTTGTTCCCGCTGATGAGCCGCCTATTGAGGGTGATGTGCTGCTGATGCAGGTCGCATCGCCCGTGCCCAACCATGCAGCGATCTACTTAGGCGATGGGCTTATCTTGCACCATCTTCAAAACCGACTCTCTAGCCGCGATGTCTATGGCGGCTATTGGCAGAAAAACACAACCCATATTTTGAGGTACCTCGGTGAGCACGATCTTACTTCTCGGTGAACTTGGTCAGCAGTTTGGCAAAAAGCACCAGTTCGAGGTGCGCTCGCCCGCTGAGGCTGTTCGAGCACTGATTGCCAACTTCCCAGAGTTCGAGCGCTTTATTTTGCAAAGCAAAGAGCGTCACCTTGGATACCGTGTTCTTGTCGGCCGCGAGGCGATCGGCGAAGAGGAACTGCACGGACCCGTCGGATCAAACACCATCACGATCGCTCCCGTGATTGCGGGTGCCGGAGGCAAGTTTGGTCAGATTATTTTGGGGGTGGCGCTCATTGCAGCCTCGTTTTATCTCCCCACGACAGCGCTCTTTTCAATCGGCTCTTTTGCACCCAGCATCGCATCGCTGTCCTTTTCGATTGGTTTGTCGCTCACCCTAGGTGGGGTAGCCCAGATGCTTGCCCCGCAGCCTGCCAGCAATGAGCCTTCTGAGCGGCCGGAGAATCAACCGTCTTACACCTTTAATGGCGCTGTCAACACCACCGCTCAGGGGCAGCCCGTTCCTCTCGGTTATGGGCGTTTGGTGGTGGGATCGGCGGTGGTCTCTGCTGGCATTGATGTGGATCAGGTCGCGATATGAGTACGCTAATTCGGGGGTCCGGAGGCGGTGGCAAGGGCGGTGGTGGCGGCACACGCGTTGCCCAAGAGGCACCCGACAGTCTGCGATCAAGGGCGTTTGCGAAGGTCATTGATCTCGTCTCTGAAGGTGAGATCGAGGGCCTTGTCGATGGTTTGAAGTCGGTCTATCTCGATGACACACCGATTCAGAACACCGATGGCAGCTATAACTTTTCAGGCGTTGAGATCCACACCCGTGATGGCTCTCAGGCTCAAACCTATATCCCTGGCTTTTCCGCCATCGAAAACGAGGTGGTTGTTAACACCCAGGTCAAGGCGAATCAGCCTGTCACGCGCACCATATCGGATACCGATATCGATGCCGTTCGCATCAAGGTGAGCGTGCCGCAATTGACGTTTCAAAACACCACCAACGGCGACCTATCCGGCACCGAGGTGGAATTGGCCATAGACATTCAGACAAATGGCGCAGGCTTCATGCAGGCCTTAACGGACAAAATCTCCGGCAAGACAACGAGTCGCTATCAGCGTGACTATTACGTGGCACTTCCCGGCAGTGGTCCGTGGGAGATTCGTGTCAGGCGGCTCACGGAGGACTCGACCAAAGCAAACATTCAGAATAGTACCTACGTCGACTCGTACACGGAGATCATCGAGTCCAAGCTGCGCTATCCCAATAGTGCGCTGGTTGCGCTTCGGGTGGACTCCGCGCAGTTCTCCAGCATCCCGCGACGCAGCTACGACATGCGTCTTTTGCGTATACGGGTTCCCTCCAACTACAACCCAGTAGATCGCACCTATAGCGGGACGTGGTCCGGTGGTTTTAAGGTGGCTTGGTCGGATAACCCGGCATGGGTGCTCTATGACTTGCTTACCAATCCGCGCTATGGGCTTGGCGGATACATTCCTGAGAATCAAGTCGACAAATGGTCGCTCTATACGATCTCAAAGTACTGCGATGAGCTCGTCCCAAATGGCTTTGGTGGCTCGGAGCCACGCTTTACCTGCAATGCGTACTTACAAACCCAAGCCGAGGCCTATCGGCTTATGCAGGACCTGGCCAGCGTCTTTCGGGGCATGGTGTATTGGTCCTCAGGCGCGATCACCGTTACGCAAGATGCGCCGGGCGACCCGGTGGCGCTCTTTACCACTGCCAATGTGGTGGATGGGGCCTTTCACTACTCAGGGGCATCGCTTCGCTCAAGACACACAGTTGCCCTCGTCACTTGGAATGACCCAGACGATTACTACCGGCAAAAAGTTGAGTACGTCGAAGATGCTGAAGGTATTGCTCGGTTCGGTGTGATTCAGACACAAGTCACTGCCTTTGGCTGCACAAGCCGAGGGCAGGCCAATCGCGTTGGACGGTGGCTTTTGTACTCCGAGCGCAGCGAGTCGGAGACAGTGACCTTTAAGACAGGGTTAGAAGGCGCAGTCGCAAGACCTGGGCACATCATCAAAGTAGCCGATCCTGTTCGTGGCGGTGAGCGACTCGGCGGCCGGGTGGCGAGCGCAACGTTAACAGCGATCACAATTGATGCAGACATCGAACGGTCGCTTGGGGGTTGGACGCTTTCGGTAATGCTGCCAAGCGGACAGATTGAGACGCGAACGATTGGTTCAAAGACAGGGCGTGTTTTACAGCCAACGCTTGCCTTTACCGAGGCACCTCTTGCAGATGCGATTTGGGTGGTGAGCTCCACCCAGGTTGAAGCGCAGCTTTTTCGGGTGATTGCTGTCGCAGAGGATGGCGATGGTCAGTTTACGGTCACAGCACTTGCACACAATCCCTCAAAGTATGAAGCGATCGAACGCGGGCTGAAGCTACAAGAGCGAGACATCTCCCTTTTGTCTTTGACGCCTCCCGCACCGCTTGGGCTTAAAGTCACTGAGAGCCTTTATCGCGTCAAAAGCGAAGCATTTGTCTTGATTCAAATTGGATGGGAGCAGGTATTCGGTGCAATCGAGTACCAGGTGTCCTATCGCGTCAATGGTGGCAACACCATCAACTTGCCAAAGACCGCAGCCAATTACATGGAGATCCGTGAGGCTGAGTCGGGTGATTATGTGTTTACCGTTCGAGCAGTGGGCGCGACCAATAGGCTTGGCTCTGCAGCCACGATCGCTAAGACCATTGTTGGAAAGCTTGCTCCGCCGGAAGATGTTCAGGCGTTTGTCATTTACCGCAGGCCCACCGATCTAGTTTTGACGTGGCAGGCCAACACCGATGCGGATCTCGCTGGGTATGAGGTCCGGGTGGGTTCCGGCTGGGATAGCGCAACGCTTGTAGGACGCACGGACGGCACACAACTGGTTCACGATCAAAGCGAGTCCGGGGTTTACAACTACCACCTTCGTGCCTTCGATACGTCCGGCAAATACAGCACTAACGTCACCACGTTCGTATTAAATCTCACTGCGCCCTCAGCGGTTCGCCAGTATGATGTCATTCAGTCTGCAAACCGGCTTGAGTTTCGTTGGTTACCGAATCCAGAGCCCGAGGTCATTGCTTACGAGCTTCGCGAGGGGGCTGCGTGGGATACCTCGGTATTTGTGGCAGAGGTGAAGTCCACGAGCTACACGCTTCCTGCCGGCTTTGAGGGCGTTCGAACCTTTTGGATCAAGGCGATTGCCTCTCCGGGTATCTATGCCGACATTCCCATGTTTGTCACTACGGAAGTTGCGCAACCGCAGAATGCAAATCTGCTGATCCGGCAAGACGAGGTCGAACGGGGATTTCCCGGTATTCGGCACTTTGCCGATGTGGATTCGGTTGAGAGCACCCCAGTGCTTCGTATGCAAAGCGGTGCCAGGCGATCGGAGTACATCTTTGAGATCGATATCGGCACACGAATCCGTGCGCAAAACACGCTACTCACCGGCATTGGGGCCTCGCAAGACGATCGAGAGACGTGGGCGATGGCGTCCTACGCATGGAATAGCTCGGATGCCAACCGCCAATGGACGTACGACGGTGCCGTTAAGAACATCCAGGCCCGGTTTCAAGTCGCAAAAGAAGATGGGCTCATCGATGGAGAGGTGCACGGCTGGCGACTCAATGGCACGCTTGCAGGATTAGGTGGCGTTTCTGTTGCCGAGCAAGTTGGGGCGTCGGTCTATGCAGCCGGTCGCTACGGATCGGGGCTTAAGGTGGTGGATACGACCCAGGTCGCCTGGTCAGTATCAATCCCAGAAACATTTCACACCTCGTTTTGGTACATCCCTGACCAAGTAACGACATGCATCGCCTGGCGGGCTACAGGGCAAGCAGGCGCAATCCTGCAGGTGGGGTTTGATGCCCAAAGGTCTCGCTTCTTTCTAGAGGACGGACTTGGCAACGAGATCACTGTTCCGTTTGCCTTTGACGCTGGCGAGCGTCTTTGCATAGGCATCTGTCAGACCACCACTCATCGACGGCTCTTTGTCGGCGCGATGGGTGGAGAGATTCACTCCGCACAAGCCGAGCTACCCCCACAGGGTGGCTACACCAGTCTGCGGCTTTACTAACCAAGAAGCCGCATCACCCATGGCGTTGCATCGCAGGATGCAGCGCCATTTTTTTTGAAAAGAGGAAACCATGATTCAAGAGGCCATGAAGCTTCATGGAGCGGTCACGCTCATGCTGCAAAAGTCTAACGGTGAGGTGCAGACAACCCACAAGGAGAACATCATCGTTAACGTGGGCTTTGACTTTATTGCCGATGCAATAGGTAAGGCAACAAGTCGGCCGGGCGTGATGGGATTCATCGCGGTTGGCACCGGGACCACGGCGGCGGCTGCAAGTCAAAGCGCGTTGGTCACCGAGCTTGATCGTAACGCAGCAACCTATGCGCACACCGCCGGTACAAAGACCTTCACATTCACTGCGTTGTTTCCTGCAGGGGACGCGACAGGTGCGATCACCGAGGCAGGCGTGTTTAACGCAGCATCAGCCGGGATCATGCTCGATCGAGTGGTTTTTCCCGTGGTAAATAAAGGCGCTGACGATAGCCTCACGGCCGTGTTCACCTTCACGATGAGCTGATACCTCCGTGACTGATGTTGTTTCGGTAAATACAGCAGCTGGCCCGAGTTATACCTGGGCTAGCGCATCCTTTACCTGGGCCAGTGCTGCCGCAGGCAAAAACTGGAGCACGGCTTATCCAGCGGTCTATGCGCTTGGCGTTGCGGTGGCCCTAGGCATTGCAGAGTCCCGGGTCAATGATTCGGTTAAAGGCCTGTCAGAGCCACTGGGGTTAGTGGATGGTTCGGCTAAGCATCTTCTGCTCAGTCGGTCTGAGGCCTTTGCGTTTGCCGAGACCTATGCGGATCTCATTAGCTATGTGATGCATTTTCTTGAGGGCCTGTCGTTAACAGACGCTGAAGAGAAGGAACTTGAGATTCAGAGGGGTGAATTGCTTGGCTGGGCTGACCAACTAAGACAGAACACGAACAAAGGCATTTCTGAGTCGATTGGCTTATCAGATGGTCAGGCCTTAAACGGCATCAAAAACCTCGCGGAGTCAGTTGCGGTTCTTGAGGCAGCCTCTCGGTTGTTGCAAAAGAATGCAGGCGAGACGCTGGGGTTAACCGACGCAACCCAAGGCCAGATTGAAAAGGTCTTTTCTGAGGCCCTGGGATTTGCTGAGACGTACACCGATCTCATCGACTATCTGATTTCGGTATCGGAGAGCCTGGCAATCTCATCCACACCTCAGAAGAGCGTTGAAAAGCCGGTACCCGAGTTTTTTGCCCTCTCGGAGGCTCGGGTCAATCAAATCGTCAAAGGTATTCCTGAGGCTTTGGCGGTGGGTGAGCTTCTGGGCAGAACCGTCGACTACCGTCGAAGCCTGTCCGAGGGCTTTAACTTTGGCGATGCAATGGCTAAAGCGCTCGCCATCTCTTTGCCAGAGGCGTTAGCGATTGCTGACCAATACCGTCGTAGGGCAAACGGGGTGATTAGCGACATGGTGATTAGTCGCCTGGAGATCACCGAGCAGGACTTTCGGGACATTCTGGATGCAGGCCATCCGCCTGGTTACTCGAACTTTCGGGATTTCATCTCCGGGGACTACACCTACCAGCGGGCGCTCTTCAGAGCAATCTTGGAAACGGATAACGCCGATCGTGGGTACATCAATGGACTTCGGGTGACGGTGGATGTGCCGGATGTGTTCGATCGCGGCACAGCCCAGATCACGGATGCATCAAATGGGGTCTATGTCTCATTTTCTCGAGCGTTTCATATCTCGCCTGAAGTGACCCTTACGCATAAGGGTGGGACGGTCGTTGCAACACCGAGGATCGTCGGTTCAATCACCAAGAGTGGGTTCACCGCCGTTTTAGAAAACAGCGCCGGGACGCGAGTCGCCGGGTCATTTACATGGGTAGCACAGGGGTACTAAATGCAAAACTTCGTTGAGATACCTTCATCTCGAACGTTGTCAGACTCGCTGGCCGAGATACTGAACAACGACAAAACGGCGCTCTCCCTATCCAGCGGAAGCGCCTTTCCGACAACCAACCTTCAGCTTGGGATGCCCTGTTACAGGACCGACCAACTCAAGCTCTACATCCTCACTCAAGTCACGCCAAGTGCGGTCTGGAAGCTGTGGATGGATTTTTCAGGCAGTGAGGGAAAGGCTCCCAATGCAGAAGCGGTAGATGGCATCGACGGATCGGCAGTTGCCCTGCGGGCAAATAACCTCTCAGACTTATCCAATGCCGCGACTGCGCGCAGCAACCTAGGGCTTGCTGCGGTTGCCGCATCGGGTTCGGCTGGTGATCTAGCCTCCGGCACGCTTCCCTCTGGGCGCCTTAGCGGTACCTACAACATCAACATATCCGGTAATGCCGCAACTGCCTCTAATGGCGGCGTAACCAGTGTCAATGGCTTGACTGGCGCTGTGACGGTTGATCAGTCTGGAAAAGCAAACACCAACGGATCAAACGCCTCTGGCACGTGGCCAATTAGCGTCAGCGGATCGGCCGGGTCGGTTGCCTGGGGAAACGTCTCGAGCCGTCCGACTGCGCTCTCGCAGTTCACAAACGATTTAGGAAACTACGGCGCGTTTATTAATGCAGCATCGGGAACGGCAACAGTGCCATCCGTCTACAACTGTAATAACTGCGGAAACATCCAATGCACCAATTGTGGTGGGCATTCTATTTATAAAACCGGAACCACTGTTGCGCTGGGGACTTACAACTGCGGTGCGTATTACAACTGTAACTGCAACTGCAATTGCGGGAACGGCTGAGGGAAAGAAAAATGAAACTCGCTTATACAGTATGTCAGGATCTCGGCTACACCACGAACATTGAGCTCTCAGCAAGCGGTGTCAACGTAACCGCTAGTCGAGGTGATTTTGAACTAACGACTCTTTTAACAGAAGAGTTTGTCCGATCGCACTTTTCATCGCGACAGTGGACCGAAGCGATCAATATTTACCTCATTGCCAACTGGGACCGCAGGCATATCGCACTCTCATCGAAGATGTCGGACACCTACCTCACAAAGGAAACAGGATTCGATTACGTGCGACAACGTAATGTCCAAGTGCTTGGGCAGTTATATGTTGCTTTTGGTGATACCCCATTCAAGGAATGGTGGCTCAGAGTGAACTGTTCTGAGGAGCAAGATCCTATCCCTGACGCACTTGAGGTGGATTGCTCTCTGGAGGCATTTCACGACTTTGCGTACAGCATCTTTCCGAGTTTGGCTGTCGTTGATAGCAAAACCATCGAGGGTGGAAAGCTGATCACCTTGCAGTTAGTAGCCTCTGGGGCAGCTCTTAAAAAGTCCGGTGTTCGGGTATTTGCAAAAGCGGCAAGCGGGTACCTCCCAAAGACTGAAGGCTTTACGGGCGCAGATGGAAAGGTATCTTTTAAGGCTTTGAGATTGGGGTTAGACAGCACAGATCTGATGCGCCCGGAGTTCGGGTTTAAGTGGGTGACCAATCTTGTCTCGGCTGAAGTTTAGACACTCCGACCTGCCACCTCATACAACAGCACTTGATTACATCAAGAAACAGATCAATTGGGGTGAGGCGGTTGCGCAGGTAGGTGGGAGTCAGGTTGCCCCGAACTTGACGGTTTCGGATCTAGAAGTAGATGCAGAGTCGATGCTCCGGGAGGTCTACCAGCTGTATCGACGAGTCGGAGCGATTGTATGGCGTTCGCAGAGTGCATTCAGCCTTTACGGTATCAGTCTCTCTTACAACCCTGCGCACGATCGCTCCGATTGGCACCAGGCCTCCTTTGGCCATCCGAGGTATCGGGCTCACTCCGGTTTTGATTACTTCAAGGCCGTTGAAAGCGATCAGAAAAATCGTATCAAAGATGACTATCTCGATAGTCTTGGATTTCGGAGAACTCTGCCCGAGGCGGAAGCCTGTCCACAGTTGGGAGGGCTTTTGGGGTGTTTTCGATTGCCTTTGGTGCGGTCAACGATCCGTACGTTAAATGGATCAGTTATCCATCCCACGCCGCGCGGTGACGGTGGCTACCACGTTGACGATTCGCCCTTTGAGGTCTTGAGGGTGAATATTCAATTGTCCGGATTTGAGGACTACGGGATCCAGTACCAGGGCCATGACCCAATCTTTAGGCCCGCAATGCAAGCGCTCGTGGTCAATACCGATGTGCCGCATCGCGTCTACGTGCGTCAGCCTAACGATTGCTTAAGGACAAATCTCGTTCTCGGTGTAACGCCATGGCTTGACTACGACGCGTCAGACGACTCCTGGTCTCCAAACGAGTATTTCGGACGAATGCATCCTTACGACATGGTTCGTGAGGGACTCATCTTTAAAAGGACTTCTTGATGCCAACTTTTAAACTATTTTCTGAGTCAATTGCTGGGGAGCGGGCCATCTTTTATTACGACACCGACAACTCAATCTTGACTGACGAGGCTAGCCGGGCGATTGTCGATAAGCTTTATTCGACTGACTTCATGGACGCCTTAGTTTGTAGCCCTGAGTCACCGAACGGAAAAACAGATACTGTTCGCATCCTGAAGATAAGTCTCGGAATGTCGTGTAACTACTCCTGTACTTATTGCAATCAGCATCTCAACCCTGCCGAAGTGGAACAGACCAACCAGCAAGATATCGGTCCATTTGTTGATTTGCTTCAGCGAACGCTTCAGCCGCAAGAGCAATTCATGATCCAGTTCTGGGGTGGCGAGCCGTTTGTGTATTGGAAAACGCTTCGCCCGCTGGCAGAACGACTTCGGGGTTTGTTTCCTCAAGCCGAGTTCTCTGTCATCACCAATGGATCCCTGCTGGACTTAGAGAAGGTCGATTGGCTTGATGCGATGAACTTCACAGTGGGCATCAGCCACGACGGCCCGAATTACCACGCAAGAGGGCAAGACCCACTCGCACATGAAACGAGTGCCAGTGCAATCCAGATGTTGTACGAGCGTCTATCACCCCGTGGCAAGTTCAGCTTCAACGCGATGCTTCACTCCGGCAACCAGTCAAGGGCCGAGATAAATGAATTCATGGTGGGCCGTTTTGGTGAGAGGGTAAAGATCGGCGAGGGAGGCTTTATTGATCCTTACGAGCCCGGTGGGCTTGCTGCATCGCTTGACGGGTTTGCCCAGCAATCGGAGTTCCGTCGTAAGGCATTCGATGAGATCCGGAAAGCCAAGGCTCGTAACTTCATGGTGGTCGAGGAAAAGATCACAGGCTTTATCCGCTCGTTGGAAACACGTCGTCCGAAGGCAAGCATCGGTCAAAAGTGCGGCATGGATCTTCCTGTGAACCTGGCCGTTGACCTTCGGGGCAATGTGCTGACTTGCCAAAATACATCGGCCAAAGCAACCGCGCCCAACGGGGAGAAGCATCACATTGGGCACTTGAGCGATCTATCAAGCGTGAAGCTGCGCTCGGCGAGGCATTGGTCAACGCGAGAGGAGTGCCCTAATTGCCCGGTTCTCCATCTTTGCCAAGGCGCTTGCATGTTCTTAGAGGGGGAACTTTGGGACGCTGGCTGCGACAACGCGTTTTCAGACAACGTGGTTTTTCTCGCGGCAGCGGTTGAATTTCTGACCGGCTTTGTTCCCGTCTATATCGAGGGCCCACAACGTGAGGACAGAAAAGACATCTGGGGCTTAAACGGTATCCCTGCTGAGACTGGATCACGCAAAAAGATCATTCCACTCGTACCCGCATAAATAGCTAACTATCTAAATCGCCCGCCTGGTTCTGCCAGTGCGGGCTTTTTTTTGGAGATTGCATGACAGAGAAACACCTATCCCCTGAATCAGATGGTTTGATCAGTATTCGGCCCGAGGATCTAGACGACCTGTTAACTCGTGCGGCAGAGCGTGGGGCCGAGAGATGCCTGGCGCACCTTGGACTTGAGAACGGACACGCGGCGGCTGACATACGAGACCTACGGGGGCTGATTGAGGCATGGCGCCAGGCGCGTCAAACCGCCTGGCAAACGACGGTCAAGGTCGTCACAACGGGAATTCTTGCGGCCTTGATAGTAGGACTTGCGATCAAGTTGAAGATCTATGGAGGCGGTCAATGATCGAGACACTTCTTGGCGGATTGCTCGGTGGGGCGTTTCGTCTCGCCCCGGAAATGCTCAAATGGCTAGATCGCAAGGGAGAGCGTGGCCATGAACTTGCGATGCAAGATAAAGCGATCGAGTTCGAGAAGCTTCGTGGTGCTCAGCGTATGTCGGAGATTGGCGCTGCTGCCGATTTTGCTTGGAACACGGGCGCCTTGGAGGCGTTGAAAGAGTCGGTTCATGCCCAAGGCCAGCGCTCGGGAGTCGGTTGGGCTGATGCCCTGTCAATCAGCGTGCGCCCGGTGATCACTTATTGGTTCATGGCCCTTTACTGCGCCGCAAAGACAGCGGCCTTCATCGGGGCGATAAATGCGGGTGGTGGGTGGATTGAGGCCGCAACGCACGCTTGGACTGAGGCCGACCAGGCCCTTTGGGCTGGCGTGTTGAATTTCTGGTTCCTTGGCCGCGTTTTTGACAGGATGCGTTGATGATCGACGTTCCTCAGGCAGCAGTCGATCTCGCCAAGCGCTTCGAGGGGTTCCATCGGGTCCCAAAGAACGACCCCAGTCGAGCACACCCGTATATCTGCCCAGCCGGGTACTGGACGATTGGCTACGGAAGGCTTTGCAAGCCAGATCATCCACCGATTGGCCAAGAGCAGGCGGAAGTGTTTCTTCGCCAGGACCTGAGAACAGCTTTGGCAGCAACCTTACGGTTTTGCCCCGTCTTGGCTTCTGAACCGGAAGCGCGGTTGGCTGCGATCGTTGATTTCACATTCAATCTCGGCGCTGGCCGGCTTCAAGCCTCAACGCTGCGGCGCAGGGTCAACCAGCGGGACTGGGTCGCAGCTGCCACTGAATTGGGGCGGTGGGTGTATGGAGGGGGGAAGGTGCTGCCAGGCCTTGTTGCACGGCGGGCATCCGAAATTGAACTGATGGGATGA